GGGTAGAAGATATACCACCTCTAACTATAATTTGACCTTCTACTATTCTATTTACCGTTGTTCCAGTCTTCGCATTTACGTCGTAGAAATATCTTCCATCTGATAATTCAGATGTTTGAGTAGTAGTTAAACCAATATGAAACTTCCCATCAAAGGCACTAGTGAACCCACATGTGAAAGTACATGTTGCAGCTGCTCCAACATGCTTTGCCATTTGTCCAGACAAATGTGTATGATTTGTAAAGTCATACGCTGAACCAGCAGGAGTATTAACTGTATAAGTGCATGTAAATGAAGCACCAACGTTTATCACCAGGTCAGATACTGGTGGATAATCCGATTGTGAATCAAAAGTAAAGGATCTAGTTGCCATTTACAATACTCCTTAACATTTCCTTGATTTCTTTGATCTCACCCTTGAGTTCATCTAATTCTGCTCTCTCATTTTGTTTATGATTACGAGCATCAATGTACTTTTTGTACTCAGTCATATCAGTAGAAACAATTGCGTTTGAATTCTCATCTCTGTAAAGAGCATGGTTATCTTTTACAGGTATCATGATAATGCAATTGCCCTAAATTCTCTAACTCTAGGAGGTGTTGCCTGATTAGTACCAGTCATCATAATCTTAATCTTAAATCCATCAAACTCTTTTAATTTGTCGATAGTGAATTCATAATCACGGAAATCACTTCTCCTTAACGAAGGTGGTACAAAGACATCTGGAAGTCCTGAACTATTCTTAGGTTCAATAACTGCACCATTCTCATCCCTATTATCATAACCAGGGAAAAGTTCATAGACCATCTCACTCTCTGCTTCATCTTGTCTAAAGATAGAATATGCAACTCTAATATCAGATGTTGCTGTTCTATTGGCAGAGAATAGAACTTTAATTCCAGTAGCAGGAACTTGAAGTCCTACATTCTTAGTAACATAAGTTGCAGAAGTTGGATCCTGTCCAGGACGCTTAACCTTACCTTCTGTTGCAAATACATTAACAGTATCATCAATTCTATTAGTTGTAAGAATTGCGCTTATTCTGTCTATATCAATTACAGGAGATATTCTTGCATCATTACTATCCAAATCACATTGAATATTAAATGACTTAGAACCTGGAAGGGCAGTTAATTTACTATCCTCATTTACCTTAGAAGCAATAATACGAGGATCATCAAAGAAGTTAGATTCGTTAAGAACGATAGATGTAAATCCTTTATCATCAAAGGATGTCTCAATACCACTAACACTTCTTGCTGAAACAGTTCTTACTCTAGAATTAATAGTAGTTCCCTTTGGAGTAAGAGTTTGAATGTTAGGTGTCAATACTTCAAACTGAATATTTTGAGATGCTTTAATCTTATCATCTCCACCATTCTTAGAAGTATTAAAGTATAGACTTGGGAAACCTCCACCACTATTAGACCTATTGGTACCAATAGCAACACTATCATAAGAAGTCTCACCCATATCAATGCCAATGTAGTAATCATCCATTGTGATTGGATGAGAACTTTGATTAGCAACTTCAGACATATTATGAGACTTATTAATTCTCTTTAGAGAAACTCCATTAAACTCATACTTATATACAAGAGCATTAACTGGATGAGTGAAAGCAAGAGTACCTTCTTGTGCTCTTGTAATACCACTTAAAGTATTACCGTCAATAGAGGTATACTTAATGATCTCATCTTCAATCTTAATATATCCTGGATTAGTTGTACCAACACCAACATTCTCAAAGGAAGTAAATGCGGTACCAGCACTAACAACAAGATCTCCAGTACTTTCTCTTCCGTAAGCAGCAGTAATAGGAGATGGTGCCACATCACTAACAACACCTTCTATCTTGACAATGTTGTTAGATTCATGCATACCATGATTTCTATGTCTAACCTTAATTGTCTTACCATCATATAATGGGTCTGTAATTGCTTGACCAGCCAATATAACGACATTAGAACCAGAACCATTAATCTCAGATCTAATACCAGTATTAGTGATATATGTCATGCTAGAACCAGCAGCAACAAAATCACCTTGAACATTATCTAAGAATATTGTATTAGTAAATCCAATAGAAACTATAGAAAGTTGTGCTCCTGTTCCAATACCATTCATCGCAGCAGTTGGAATACCAACTACGTCACCGACCTTATAACCTCTACCACCATCAGTTACACTAACAAGTCCAACTAAACCAGCCTTATTATTAGGATCCTGATAAACAGAACCAGCCATGGACACCTGAACAGTTACTTCAAGTCCAGAACCACCACCAGTTATAGTATAAGGTTGAATTCCCTCTGTAGTAGCAACAGTATATCCTGCACCAGGGTTAATTGCTAATAGAGATTCTGTAGAACCACTACTTACAACAGAACCACCAATCGCAATAATAGTTCCTGTACCACCAGATATTCCAGATCCTGTCTGAGCAACAGAAACACCAGTAGTAATACCAAGAGTAGTAATACTATCAGCAATAGAAGAAGTTAATCCAAGTGTTACTTTCTTAGATAGAACCGTTAATGGATTTTCGGATAATTGAACAATCTCGTCATTTCCAACATTAAGTTCTGGATTAAAGAAGTTAACAGTACCAGTAGTTCCAGCAGAGAATTCTGCTCTATACAAGGTAAACTTAAGATCTTCAAACTGAGAAGGTGTCCAAGTAGAAGCGTTCTGTGACTTAAACAATGAACCAAGATAAGGTTGTTGTGTAATAAGAACCTTTTGTGATTCTCCTAACCCAACACTTGATATATCTTCTTCACCAAGCCTTGATATCCAAACATTATATTCAGTAGATGGAGATACAACTACAATTGCATATTCTTTACCAGCACCTTCTAAGTAAATAGGTGAATCGAATGTAAATCTAGTAGAAGCAGTTGCATCTGTAGAAACATTAATAGCAGATGGAAGAAGTTCTTTCTTACTTAATGGAATAATAGTAGTTGTTGGAGTTCCTAAGTCAACTGTTCTAATCTCTACACTACAAGGAAGTTCTTCATCCTTAGTTGAGAAGAACAAATCAACTCCAGTTAAGAAAATACCATTTGGATCACCAACGTCAAATGTTTGTGCAAGTGGATCATAGAATTCAGTAATTATTGATTGTTGAATAACTGTTATTCCCTGTCTTATTACTGCAACATCTCTTCTGCCAATTTCTTGTCTTTGAACATCCGTAAGAACTCTATTATCAGTTAAGTTTTCAGTAACAACATCAGCATTTCTTGTGTTGATAATAGTTTCCTGTAAAGTCTCAATAGTACCAGCAGATTCATAATTCTTCTCAACCGCTGTCGATATAGTACCAGGAACTAATGAATTAACAGGAGATGATGTAAATCTTAAGGACTTAGTACCAGCAGTAAATTCAGGGTTCTCTGGATCAGTTCCATCTGGTATGAAGAATGAACCAATAAGAGTACCTACATTATCAGTGACAAGTCTCTTAGCATTTAAATTTGCCTCAGCACCACTTGTAAGTCCTCTAAGTCTTACATCACCCCATTTCTCCATAGGGATATGTCCGAAGTAATCCCCTTGAGGTTGTAATTGTAAACTAAAGGTATCTAAGTTTAAAATATCTGCTGTTGAAGTATAAACTTCTGCGATTGATTGATCATCAGCATATGGATTTACGGTGTAAACATCTGATGGTGCATTATAAGGTCCATACTTATGATTTGGAGTAGCAACTCTAGCATTCAATAATAGATTATCACCAAAACCACCAGTCCAATTAGTCTGTAGAATAGCAACAACAGTCTCTCCTATCTGGAAAGTACCATTTGTCATGGTAATTTCTAGAAGTTTGGGGAAACAGAATTGTCCTACATCCTGACCATCAAAGAAACCATATAACTGGGTTCTTGGTTTAGCATCCCTAATAATAAATTCAATATTACGTGAACGCATGAATGGGATATTCTCACGATCAACAACTCTATCTCCAAGAGATTCTGAATCAATACGTTCTACAACCCGTGTAGCAAGTCCAGTTCTAGACTGATTAGTTGTTGTAGTAGTTGTTCTATCAGTTACTTCTACCCTTACATCACGAGAAGGAACTCTAACATTTGCTATTCTAGTCTCAAATTGACCTTGCCTCCTACCATTCGCTATTCTTCTACGAATTGTTCTTGGAACATTATTTAATAAATCAGTTCTAGTCTCATTTCTTAATGTTGTTGATACATCAACACCAATCCAATCAGTTTGCCATGCATTCCATACTGTTGAAACTAAACCAGTGTTTTCGTCGGCACCCATTTCACGCATGGTGTCTTCAAAATCACCTTCAATATTGACATTACGTGCTTCAATTCTTCTAGTATCAACCCAGACATCAGAAGATGGATTTAATTCCATACTTCCAGCCCAGAAGATTACAGCAAAAGGTTGAACATTTTCTGTTCTTGAAGCATAAGTATTCTGTACTGCTATTATCTCACTGTAATCAAGAGTGATTAAATCTCCAGTTCTACGACATCCACTACCAATTAGATCAGTTGCAAATCCATAATCTTGTGATGGATCAGCAGTTTGACCAATACCAATAATAGTATTAGTACCCAAAAGAAGATCAACAGCAGTTGTATAATGCTCAGGACGCATTTCTCCTTTTAACTTATCAATAGAAGCATTAAAATCTGGATCTAATTTACTTTGAGCAATTCCATTCTGGAAATTATCTACTAAGAAACCACACTTAAATCTATCCAATCCATTAGCATCCTTAATGGACATATTCTTAGTATCACTCTCTAATAATGAAAGTGATGTATAATACTCAAGATTTTTAACTCTCTGATCAATTCTACCAATATCGGACATCCGATATCTCTTATATGACTTAAGAAGAGTCTTAACTTGCTGTGCTTCATATGTATAAGCAGGAACCATCAATGTTCCAACATCTAATGCACCACTTACAGGTTCTGGTGGTACTGGATTATCAGCAGCAACACCGGTCTGAATTTGGAAAGAACCATTGGTTGTTAAGAATATCCTATCAATCCTTGGTAAATAATAAGTAAATGTTAAGTTTAAGTTCTCATCATCAGAAAGAATGTTAGGAGAAGTTTGTCCTTCACCAGTAAACACCCTTGAATCAAATTCAAATGGAGATTTTGTAGCAGTTGCAGGATCATATGTTGATACTCTAGGACGTATATCAATATAATCTGTCAACCTTTGGGTCATCATTCTATCAAGATAGTAGATATCATCATCAAACCTATCAGCATCATAACTATTAACACTAAAGATGTCCCCTGTATCATCAGCAGGAACTACGTATTGCTGATAAACGATTTTTAATCTATTTGTTGGTGCATCTTGATCACCCTGTCTGATTATTCTTGAATAATCATAGAAAGCAGCCCTTTGACCAGAATCAAGTGCATACTTGGATGAAATATCTCTATCACCGGCGGCTGTAGCAGTAACAGTTGCTTGAATTCCTGATGATTGGAAAGTTACTACATTACCAATTTGAATTGGTGTGTTATTAATATAAGAAATTCCAATTTTTGTAGAATTAGTTATTTCTACTACTACAGCAACAGAACCATTTGAAGAAATTATCTCTTCTCCAACAGTTAAATCTGATGTTGTGCCATTAGGTCCTGACAAAGAGGCCATTGTTATAGATGGCAAATCAGGATCACTGTCATCATTAGATTGGTATATACCAACTACTCTCAAAACATCAGGTACATTTAAAGAAATCTCTTCATCTTGTACACGAGTACCATAAAGATTGCTATATGTAAGTCCATCTTTAAGACTCTGATCAGTCGTACCAGAAGCCTGATTATTAGATCTTGTAATTATTGTATTGTTAGTAGTCCATCTCTTTTCTTTTGATGATGGATTATTCTTCTTAAGAGTTACATCAACTCTAGTCTGTGTATCAGCAGCAACGGAAAGATTTACGAACTTAAGGTTCTTCATTCCACCACTGAATTGAATTTGATCAGCAGTTAAAGCTTCACGTCTACCATCACCATAAGTAATCATATACCTTTGTGGTGTAAATGGTTCATAAGTGTAATCAGCACCTATACTGAACTGTCCAATAGCAATTTCATTTCCTGCTACAGTTACATTTCTAAATTGCTTCTTAACAATCAAATATGAATTAAGAATATCAATATCGTTAACATTTGACTTCGGTAAACGAGTTATGAAAGAATTATTATCCTTTGCAACGTTATTTACAGAACGAATAGATAATGCTTGAGTATTAACTTCTACAGTTGGAAGACTACCATCTGCTACACCAATAACATCTGTAACAGCTGCAACTGTAAGATTAGCACCATCATCAGAAACAGCAGTAACTCTATTGAAAGTTTCTGTACTAAAACCAGCAAGTGAATAACCAATATAGTTACCAACAGTTACAATACCAGCAAAATTATTTCCTGGACTTGTTACTGTTGAAATTCCCTGATCTCCTGCTGTTACTACGAATGTTGGATTATTACCAACAAAACTATCAGCAGTTGGAATAACACTCTTTGATAGATAAAGGTCAGCATTAAATGTCTGTCCTACACCAAGATTTCCAGTTGCTTCAGATGAATGAATAGAGAATACGTCATTTACTCCATAATCTCTAACAGTTTTAACAATTGGACCTACATCCTCACCATTAACCTTGAATGATTCATCTTTAACAAAAATACCATTATTACAATAAACGGTTAATTCATCTGTATTTGCAACTGCACTAACTAAATATCCCTCTGCACCACTAGAATCACCTGTTATACGAGCAGGTAGAGAAATAGTAATATTTGTACTTATTCCTATCTTTGTAAATGTTTGGATATCAAATAGACGTAGATCCCATTGATTAGCATCTTGTTGATCCCAACTTAAATTAACTGATTCAGCAGAGAAATTATATACCTTTGCTCTACCAATTTCTGAACCAGCAGCATCTTTAGAAATTCCACCAATCCTTTGATCTCTTAGGGAAACATAAGAAGTAGTTCCCAATCCCACATTGGGAGTACCAAATACTCTGTTTACAATAAACTGAGAACCTGTATTATAGTCTACACCAACATCTTTTACTTCTGCGGTTGTTCTTGCTTTAGGAACATCCAGATTAGTATTTGAAATAGTTTCTATATCATAACCACGAACATATGCCTTACCTGGACCAATAACATAGGTCATCAAATCACTTGAAGGTGTGTTTCCTTCTTGTGTAGTTTGTCCTGCAAGATAAAGACCTTTATTACCCTTTCTATTGTTTAAAGATTCTTTTACATCAACCGTGAATGGTTTTACATAATAATTACCCGATTCATCAAATGTTCTTTTAGCTAAAGCATCTCTGATCAATGAATATTGAGAATCGTCATGGAAATACTGCTTTTGTCCATCAACCAGACGCATAATTTCAACAAAATTCTCATCATTTAATTCGTCAACTTCTTTCTTTGCTAAAACAGCAGATATTTTAAGTCTGTCTGCACCAGGAGCAGAATAATTGCTAAATCCCTGAGCGTTATCATATAGAGATTCATCTGCACCAGCAGTAATAATCTCTTCTACAACAGATAAACCAACCCTATAAGATGGAGTATTACTATACTGATCAAGAATAAGTGTTTGTTTTGCTACCCTTACAAAATTACCTCTAAGGAAATATACACCATCTGTAATCTGTACTGCACTACCAGTAGATGTAGAACTAGTAGGAATGGCATTAGCAAATCCTTCGTTTGCTGATATAACTGTATTTGCGTAAGTAATTGAAGATAGAGTTAAAAGAGTCTCTCCATCTTGAAATGTTTTTCCAGAAAAAGTAGTAGATGACTTTTCATATTGAACATAGAAAGTCAAATTACCATTATCGGATTCTTCTTCAGTTATATAATTAACTACCTTTCCAGTTACACCAGAAACTTCTCCTTTTACTCTCTTACCAATTAACTTATTAGCATAAAAAGATACAGGAATACCAAAATATGCTGCTTCAACTTGAACAGCATAATAATCTGATTGATATGAGAGTTGTCCAGGGATTACTTTAGATCCCTCCCTGAACATATGATCTCCAAGATTCTCTAATTGATTTTGGAGAATAGATTGTAGAGTCGTTAATTCCCTAGCCTGAACTGGATAACCAGGCTTAAACAGCACCTTATGAAAGTCATTTGATGCACTAAAATCGTCAAAGTATGGCGATACGTTTAAATTCGTTTGTTGAGGCATCGATTTAGAACTCTACAATAATTTTAATGTCTTCCTTTTGATTAGCGGATCTAGTGATAGATGCCCTATTATCAACGTATATAATCTCTCCAGAGTACTTTTTAACTTCTGGTGGAGCAATCCCATTTGTAAAGGTTTGTCCAAGATTATATGTCTTATTATTTATTACAGTGGTTATACCGCTATAGTCCAAATCTATTTGTAAATCAACTGATCCACCACTAACAATAGTGGTTCCACCTGTTGCAACGGTAGAAGTAAAGTCATATAATTCAAACCCATAATCAGGGTTTGTTTTTGCTACACCAGCAGTAGTAAATCCAGCAAGAGAACTATCTTGCCAGTATTTTAAAACTCTTGTATTAGCATCCCAAGAAACAACTTGACCAACAGCAGTTGATCCAACACCAACTGTCTGACGAACTCTAGCATCAGCAGTAAATGTTGCTGCAGTTACACCAGCACCAGTTAATCTTATAGCATATACTGAACTTGCTTGTGTAGAAGAAAGAACAGATGTAGAAGCAGTTTCTTCTGGGTTCTTAACTATTCCAACTCTTGCAAACTGGTTACCAGTTACAAAGTCGGGGTTAGAATCATCATTCTCAATACGAGAATAAACTAATACTCTAGTTGCTCCCAATTCACGATATATATCAGCACCATGACCACCCTGAGGAGGAATTACTACCTTAAAGGTAGCGTCGGTACTACCAGAGGTATTAGTAACACCACCTGCTGTTAAGTCAACAGTACCATAAGTGTATCCATCACCACCCTGAGTAACACTAATACTCTCAATTTGACCAGAGGAATTAACTGTTACAGAGCATTTTGCACCATTACCATTTCCGTTAATAGGAACATTAGTATAGGTAGCAGCATTACCATAACCAGCACCTCTATTGGTAATAACAACGTTTTTAAGTTGGTTACCAGAAAGAGCAGCATTACCTCTTACACTAGTAATGTTTGCATCAGAAGATGTTGCCCAATCATCAGGAACTGGGACGAAATTAGTCGATTCAAATTTGACAAGATCTCCTGGGTTAATAGTATAGAGATACTTCCAAAGATAACCATCACCACTAG